CCATCGGCGGCTGTTCACCAGGCAACATAGGTGATTGTGCTGGCTGCATAGGTTGACCAGTAGGTGTCGGCTGCCCTTGTGGAGCTTGCTGTTGAGCTTGAGGACTCTTAGCCATAATCTCATGTTCTTTCATATGAAGATCAACGATTGGATCATCGGCAAACTCTTGATGGATAATTAAGTGGACTGCGTGGTTATCATCAGGTGCAACAGGCACTTTCTTACCCTCCTGCGTCATCATGATATTCTCCTGCATAGCAAGTTCTTCATCAGTTGGGCCTACTTGTCCCGCCCCAGCTGTCGCACTAAATTGTTTAAGTATCCTCTCCTGTCTGGTTTTTTCAATAATATTATCAACATCATTAAACTCAGCATGTTCAAGGAAGGTTGCTTGATCAATAAGTCCACCTTCATAGTATTCTTTTAGCTTGTCATAAAGGGCTTCTTTCGTATAAGCAAGCCAGGAACCAATCTTTACATTTATCTGATTATCTTTGCCAATCATGGCGATATCAAAAGTATCTGTACCGATGCGTACCTCTTTAGTATCCTTACGACCCTTACCAGCCTGCTCACCTATAACTGCAAAGTGTTCTGGCTTACCACCTTTACCTAATACCTCAATAATCTTTGGCACATCATAGTTTTCAGCAATCTCTTTTAAGAGTTTAAACGCAACTGTAGATAAAAAGTCTTCCATGTTATCAACTAAATCGGTATTATTAGTTGAATCTGCTTGTTTTAATTCAGCTATACCCACTCCACTCTTAACACCTGTAGGAATACGCCCAAAGGAGATATCATGCGCGCCGCCCACATCTTCAATGTACCCGCGCATAGAAGCTATCTGATCGGGGTATGACTGCATTAACTGTTCAAGAGGGAGAGAAGTTACCGTAGCTCCGGCGTTCTTCTCCACAATATCTCCATGTTCATTAGTAATAATGCGTACGCCTGAGTTTTTATCTATTACAATGCGCCCTTTAGCGTACTTATAGTTATACTGATATCTACTAGACTCAAGCGCGTTTAAGACTCGATTCATTGGTATAACGTGTTTAGCCCATGACTCACCATATATTTCAAGTGGATTTATGTCAGCTTGGTAGATAACGAAGGGATAGTCAGAACGCCTAATAAGCTGCACTTTAAGTGGATCAATTAAAAAATCTACATAGGTCACTACCCGCATCAACGTCTCACCCATTCTGAGTTTATCAGTGTCTTGATCGTTGTCTTTAAGTTCCTCAAGTATCTGGTCTTTATTGTCAGTACCAACTCGTACCTTAGACCAACACTCCCTAAGTATTGCTCCCTCGGCGTTCTCATCATTAGGTTGCTGGTATTTGAGTGCTTGTAGAAGAAATTGCTTGTATTCGCTTGCTGCCTGCTTCATCTCACCGTGATCAGGTACTTCGTAAAACTGGTAGTTAGGATTCTTCTTAATCTCATCTAAAGGCTTTCTAACCGCTTTGATACAGTACTCCGCCTCCTCAAGACTAGTCGCTGAGGGATCAATGAAAAAGTCGAAGGGATCAAGTAACCAGATATATACCTCACCTTTACCATTATCCGCAAACTCATCATATCCTATCTGCCACGGGCCACCAACTGAGGTAATGAGGCCTTGTAATACCGTCTCTTTAATCTTTTTGCGTAACTTGAGCTTTTCAAAGTAATAATCAAGAAGTCTGCCACTATATCTGGCGTTATTAACCGCCTCTTCACTCTTACCCTTAGGTGAGACTTCCCATTTCGGTCTGAAGTTGACTACCTGGTTCTTAATGGTACGCATCTGCGCCCACATAATGTTAATCGGGATCTTAGCCATTGAACGTGTTGAGAGAATAACTGTTTTATTTGAAGGATTGTAACGGGAGAATTGGTATCCACGTCTAAATAGATCACGCGTCAACCATTCCCAATCATAGCGCTTGCGTGAGTCATAGGCGACAGTAAATTTCTTTTCTGCATCAAACTTATATTCACGATTGATTCGTCTAACTGCATCATCTTGCTCAGTAGTTGACTCAGCGATAACAGGAACGGGGATATCCTCATGAGTAACTTTCTTTCCTTTATTTAAAATTGCTTTAGGCATATACTTTTACCTTTTGTGTGGGACCACCATCTACTTGTAATCCTGTGATTTCTGAGAAATCTAGCATCTTATCTTCATTCAATTCCTGATCATTTGGTTCAGCCTTAACTTCATTAGGCTTTGGGGGTGGCGTAGTACCTTTTAACGCCTTGATTACCTCAGCAAACGCCTTAATACGTGCCGGAGTCTGACCATCTTTCAAAGCTTTGTCGAGTACTAATTTGATGAGTTCGTTATCCATAGCATAAAAAAAGAGCGCATATAGCGCTCGCAGAGTTATTCTTCTGAGTTTATTACAAAGTACCACTACTAATTTTAAATGTCAATAAGGCTAAATATGAAGATTTTTAGGAATTAGTTTTCTTTTTTAAATTCTCCGTCTTTGGAATCAATAGTAATTACTGTACTACTCGGTTTTTTGTTTATTTCATTAAATATTTTTTTACCTACCTGTTCAGCTCGATCGGTTTCTTCTGTTTTTTCTCCCTTTTTCATAGATTCAACTAACTTTTGGAATTTGTCACTTACCGAAAGAGGTTTTTTACCAGTCGCTAAGGATTTTAATTCAGAAACATATTCTTCGGGAACATTAAACTCAACTGTTGCATAAGTACAATCAAAGTCATCATCATAATCTCGTATATAGAGAGGGTGTTTTGGTAAATGATAATTTATAATACAACCAGTACACGCACATTCTTCACCTTGATCTTTTTCATCACTCCAATGTTCACGATTACCTCCGCCATTTCGGGTATAAAGTAATATTTTGGTTCCATCTTCATTGAGATAAATATCTCTAAAACGGCCAGAGTTCCATTTTCCATATTTGTCCATTTCGAGAATTTTTAGAAGCAATGGAGCAATCTTATTTACTCCAAACAAAGCATTATATAAGCTCATTAACTCACCCCCAATCTTAGATAGTAGTATACTATATATACCTATGTATATCAAATAACATCATTTACTCTCTATACACCGTCTTAGTAAACTGACCTAAATTTTGTTAGTTTTTCTATAAGCATAGTTATTAAATTCCCCAATAGAAGAAACTTCTACCGCTTTATATCGAATAACGATATTCGCAGAGAGATCACCAAAGCCTGTACGCGCCTGTACTTCCCGTACCCGCATCTCTATATCGTAGAGGTAAGGGTATTCTTTTTGTAAGTAGATAAGAAAGTTAGTATCATCCATAAGTAAATAAAACGGGCAGGTGTTTTATCAAGTAGTAATTCCTTTAACCGCCCACATAATAGTAGTTTCTAAATGAGTACGAGCGATATTTACACAACGTGACTTTTCACTTCGTTCATCTGACGGAGCTGCTTGGTTTAATAAGTCTAACAACTCTTGAGCCTTATCTTTAACAGCGTTCATGCTAGCTTTCTGTTCTTCAGATAACTCTGTATATTCTTTTCTAAATGTATCCATAGTTCACCTCCTTCAATAATCACTTACTGCCATCGGATCAGCACCTAAATCATCACCAAAACTCTCTATTTCATTTGGATCTAATGTGGTCCTTGGCCTACCATCTCGCCATTGATACTCAAGATCATTATAGGCAATCTCATTAGAGTTCTGTGTCTGACCGATGATTGTAAACATTTCTGTGGCTAGATACCTCTCACAATCCCCCACGTGATCATAAAAACCATCTTTTTCATATACTTCTTTCTCCTGTCCTTCTTTTACATCAGGATAATGTAGACCACCCTTCATACCATCTATAAGATCCGTTTGAGTAGGACACACTAAAATACCAGGATTTCCATCAACTCTTATTTTCAACTTCTGTCTAATAATCTCAGCTCCCTGTTTAATCTCTTGCTTACGTGACTGCGGATAAATACCTAGTGCATTAAGAACCTGTATTGAGGTCTGCTCACTTTTATCATTCATCTGTGAGCCTGCTATATCACACGCATCAATATACTTTGCACCAGGATACTCAGAGAGACAGAAACGCCGTACTCGCTTACCAAAGTCTAGTATCCCCTCATCTTGTCCTAAGATAACCTTTAACCATAACCACTGATCTATTTGATTTAAGCTCGTTATAAGGACACAGGGCCGGTGAAAACCGAAGTCCCACCCGCGATATAGTGTGTCTCGATCACGATACACGAGTGGTTGTTTGGCAATGTTATACTCAGTAAACTCAGGATAAAATGGTTTACCGGCAAAGAATGAGTAGTCAATCTCATACTCTCGCTTGAATCCGTTCTCTGGCATACCCCGTTTAGCCTCAGCTAACCATTCTGGTGTATTCTTCTCAGGATCAAGTGAATAATGAAGACGCGCCACCGTGAACCGATTATTTGGGTTACGAGTTATTGGTATGATCATATATTTATATAAGTTGAATCAAATATTTTCCTAAGATTCTTACTACGAGTTGGATGTCTCATCTTTCTTTTAGATTTTACTAATATTTATCTGATTCTTTCACGAGTTACACCAAATATCCTCGCCGTTTCTTCTAAAGTTTTGGGAGAATTTCCATTAAACCCATAATATTCTTTCACCACACGCTGTTCACGGTCAGAAAGAGTACTCAATTGTTTATTGATTTCATCAGTTAATAATTGATGATCAATGTTATCTTCTAGTTCACTACCATCAGTCAATAACAAAGGATTAGCTTGATTTTCAAGTAACGGCTCCGTAATAATATGCTCTGTTACTGTTGTTGTCCTCTGAGGCTTAAATACTTCTAACCAATTAGGAAAGAGCACCTCGGGTATTGTTCCCAACACTTCTGCTATCTTTTTTGCTTTCTTAATAGATGGATAACATCTAAAATTCTCAATTTTACCAATGGTTTGCCATCTTAAATCACACAGCTCATTCAATTGATCTTGCGTCAATCCCATTTCCAATCTTCTTTTTCTAACCTCATTATTAAATATTCGATGTTGAATGCCTAAATTAAATCCGTCTTTCATACTTTTTAGTCTGTAACCTCTCAATCATCCTGATATGTCTTTATCTTATCAGCTTCAAAGAGTGCAATGAGCGTATCAAGCGCATGGTACGCATCACACACCACACAACCATACACACGCTCTTCACATTCTTCACCAAACTCTTCCTCAATCTTACTAGTAAGTTCTAATAAAAGCTCTTTAATGTTCATAATCAATTATTTCTTTATTTCGCCCTAAATGTCCAGTAAACCACAACTTCTCAATAAAAGCATCTTTTAACTTCGGCCATCTATATTTCCACCATAAAGTTACCCATAGCTTATGAAACTTATCTAAAAGATAAAATATTACTGATTTTGCTATTAGTTCTTGCCGGTATTCATACCTTATTGTTTCTTTTGATGTCTTCAGAACAAATAAAACACTTTACTATTTTATTCATAGTTTAACCACCATTCACAAAAAAATAAGTCCAATTACTATACCAATCAATACAAATTTGAAATATTCTTTAATAAGTAAAAAGATAAATTCTCTATCACTTAAATCTTTTATGTTCACAATTTATTTACCATCCTTTGTTGAATATTCTTTTTACAAGACCCGCACCATGCAATAACAACAAACTTCTTTTGCTTATCTATGTCCACATCAAGAGGTATCGTGTCAACAGGGGCACTACACGAGGGACACGTGCCTACATAAGTGTACTTTAATGTGATTGGTTCACGAGGAATAATAGTTTTATCTGCATCATGTTCTATTACTTCACCATGAGGTGTACTAATAACTTTCACCCCGTCCTTATTCCACGGTGCTTGTGCCTTCTCTTCAGGTGTAGGTGGTGTTATGGGTTTTAATGGCTCAATCTCTTCCTCAATCGGCCCCGCAACAGGATCTATCTTTCTATCAGCAATTTTCCCTAGAGAATGATCAATCTTATGTTGCTTATACTCCTGATCTGTTTTGAGTTGAGCAGTACACCGTTCGCAAGTAAAGGTTCTAACTATTTTAGGTAGTGGTTTAGATGGCATTGGTTGATCAGTCATATACACCACGTCTGTTTAAGACATGCTGAAATAATAAGCGCCGGAAATACATAAATCATGATAAATCCAAATACGAAGGAAACAAGAAAAATAAATAAGAAGTATTTAACGTCTCTCATATTTAGAACAAACTATATCAAATAATATACGTGGCTGTATCATATTATATCCTATCTTTGGCAAGCAAATAGAAATGGTTTTTAAAGTTGGGAGAGCTGACGATCACTGCTGATCCTCCTCCTGATATAGTCGGTTTCATAGCAATAAATGACTCTTCTTGTTCTTCTTGGAAGGCAGCCTCATCCACGAACACCCGTGAAAATGTGTACTGTCTCAGCTGTGCTGCGCCTTGAGGAATACCCTGAATAATAGAATTAAGCTTGCCGAACTGAAGCTTGCAGTATGCAAAGGGGTCGGCCCGATGTTCAAGCTGCTTCATAAAATCAGGTAGATGATCATAAATAAACTTAGCCCGATCAAGTAAATTGTTTGCATCAGCTTCCTTTTTTGACTGGAAGGCTATACGACGGCCCTCATGAAACATCGCATCCCATAAATGAGCTGCACACATAAACCAGGTCACCATCATCTGTCGGGACTTCTCAATAAGTAAGAGGCGTTCGTTAAGAAAGAGAGTAACCATATCCCGCATATATTGTTTCTCCATAGGCAGCTTCTTGACTGGGTTTACCTTCTCATGTTCATCAAGTGTATACACATACTCGGTCAGAAAATACATAAGATCAGTCTTACAATGCTCAATCTCCTTTTGTACCAAGCCCTGAGCAAGTTGCGCCTTTTCCTCAAGCGGCATCGCTGCTACTTGTTGCCTGATCTTTTGCATCAAGGTATCGTCTACAGTTTGCATGGTATTTATTTATATATTCTTCGTGTTGATCAAGCGTAATATTCAAACCATAATAAGCAAATGGACGATTACAATTAACACAGTGCATTCGAGCCTTTTATGATCCTTTGGCTGGACTATCAAGAACTATTTTGTGCTTTAGTGGATCGTCCATAAATAATCACTTCCAAAACTCCCACCATTTACCTACTGTTATCTCAACGCTTTTTACATCATCTGTATGACCCGGGTTTACTTGAATGAGTTTAATATTGTTCTTTTTATCGAATGTAGCCTTGAATCCAATATTTTTACCAATAACAAGTATTTTCTTATTCATTTCTGCTCTCCCTCAATCACTGGTGCAGGACTCTCAGTTAGTTTCTTTGTAAATCCATACAATAACTCAGAGAGTTTATCATCCCCGATAATTAATACGTTATTAGTTACATTTGCTAGCTCTTTTTTATCCTTATTTCCAAACTCATCAGACTTCTTACGTTCCATAAACCATTGAGCTACAGGTGGAGCATCTAATCCTTTATAAATTGTAGTTCTAGCCTTCATAAAAGGATTTTGTTTGTATTGTTTTTTCTTATCTAAAAATTCAGGGTTATCTTTTTGATAATTATAAAGTGTTGCCATTGAAATTTCCGCGTATGAACACGCTTCTTCATCAGTTGCGCCAATTAAAAAAGCCTCTCGTAATTTTTGGAGTTTTAAATCATCAATAATAGGCGGTCTACCTACTGGATTGATGGTGTTTCCGTCTGCCATGTATCCTCCTTTTTTATAAACTTAGCATACCGCTTTCTTATAACATCGCAGTACTTAGGGTCAAGTTCCATCATATAGCAGGTGCGGTTGGTTTGTTCACAGGCGATAATTGATGTTCCACTTCCTCCGAATAAATCTATTTGTATATCTCCTTCTTTACTACTGTTCTTCAAACAATTAACTATTAGCTCTACGGGTTTCATTGTAGGGTGAAGTTTAGATGATTTTGGTCTAGGTATATTCCATAAACTAGATTTATAATGTCCTTGTCCGTAGTGTTGATGAGGACCACGCCAACCATAAAGTATGGGTTCATGTTGATAATCATAGTCCAATCTACCCATACTAAATACTGGAGCATCTTTCGCCCATACAATCATGTGACGGGCTTCTATGCCAGCATCTTTCATCATCATCATCATCATCAATCCCAATTCTCCACCTTGAGGACTAGATATATAATAAACTCCTCCATTTTTTAGAACTGTCGCTATATTTTGAAATGCAGGAAATACTATCTCTTTTAGTGCGTCTTTACCTAGATTATCGTTTGAGACAGGCAATATATCTTTTCGTTGATTAGCTATATTTTTTGTTTTTTCTTCGTAATTTACACCGTATGGAGGGTCTGTATAACACATATCAGCCTTCTGTCCGTTCATTAACTTCTCCACGTCCTTAATCTTTGTAGCATCCCCACACATCAACCTATGTCTTCCCAACTGATATACTTCGCCATATTTTGATATAGCCTCGGTGGGTACTTCAGGTACTTCATCCTCAACCACCTCTTTAAACTGATCTAGTAAGTCCTATAGGTTGGTAGGTTCTTTAAGATCAACGCTGTAGTCTTGCCAATTAAAGTCAGGGTATGAGGCAGTGAGGTTAGCCAAGAGGTCGTCATCATAGAAACCTGCTCGATCATTATCAGCCAACGCAAAGGCTAGCTTCTCATTCTCGTCTTTAGGCTCAACTATGGAGACAGGCACCTCAGTGATACCTAACTCCTGTACCGCTTTTAGCCTCATATTGCCACCTAGCACCTCACCATCAGGAGTGATAAGAAAAGGCTTGAATAACTTAAGAGTTTGGATTTGTTTTTTAAGGCGGTTGTAGCCATCTTTTGAAATAGAGCGGGGGTTCTTAGACCACTCTCGCAACTCTGATAGAGGTTTAATTTGATAATTCATAATATGAAAACACTAATAAACGGAGCAACAATAAAAACTACTACCGCTGTCACAATAATCATGAATAAAACAAAACCACCAAACTGTTCTGCAATCATACATCAACCTCTCCCTTTTCCATCTCCTCACGCGCTCCATCAAAACAGAAATTACCACAGAACTTACCCTTTGTCGGGCCGTTATCAACCACTAAAAACTGTTTAACAGCGCGGCCACACCGCTCACACCTGCCACTTGTTTTAAACCATTTACCAAATATCTGCTCTTGCATTAGTTAAGCCTCTCTAAAAACAACTTTATATCTTCAGTTTCTTTATTAAAATCAACCGATTCTCTAAAACGATTATACACATTCTCACACATCAACTCGTGTTGTTCAGGACTTAATCCAGAGATTAACTTACTCGCATCGGGAATTGACATCATATCTAAATCAATACCCGTGACCAGATTAACGAGTAATTTACTTGCCAAGCGTTTT